AAATATTGCAAAAGGCGTTATGTCAGCGGCCTATTGGGCTAACAAAGTGAAGTGGTAGTTGTGCGCCCTGTAATTTACATACTATTTATACTGTTATCCTCACCCACTTGGGCTCAAGACGAAGAGCCTATGGGTGATACTGATTCAAATAATGTGCAGGACGGTTCTCTTAATACCAATACTGTTGGCTCAGTTGTTTCCTCGAACAATAACAGTAAGGATGACAGCGTTACCAATACTTATAACGGGGCTGGTAGTAGTTCTGACACACCAGTTATGACAGCAGTAGCGCCCTCTTATATGAGCAATGGCATGGAGACATGCTTGATGGGTAGCGGCAGCTCAATACAAACTGGGCTAATTGGACTCTCAAGAGGTGGATATAAAGTAGACGAAGGTTGCCAAAGACGTCGTGATAGTAAAGTGCTTTCAGATTTGGGCATGAAAGTGGCAGCAATAGCTAGGATGTGCGAAGACGTAAAGGTTTGGAGGGCGCTATTTGTATCGGCAACCCCCTGCCCTTTATTGTCGAAAGGTAGATTAGTAGTTGGTAAGCGAGCATTTCTTTTAATGAAGATGCAACCAACTCTTTTTATTCCAGATTACGGGGATGTGAATATGCGCGTGAGTGCGACGCGGTCAAAGCGCCCACCAGTAGCGCGGTTTACAAAAACCCAAAAATTTTATAACGCAATCTTAGGTATAGGGGTGGTAGATGATGAAAATAATGAAGAGACTAGCGCTAGCGAGTCTGTTAGTCAGCAGTTTAGGCGCTCAAGCAACTGAGTTAGACGACTTACTAACGGCGTCTGCCGCAATTGTTGACCAGATAAACACAGGTATTTTAATGTCAGGCGCAGCACAGGGCTATGCTTACAGCGGCGCTGGCATATCGAACGGAACACTGGCAGGAACATCCCACATTTCTGCGGCCCAAGTAACTGCTTATAATGAGGCGCTTACTGGGATGACTACGTATTTACCTTACGGCAGCGCTCAACAGTATTTAGAAGACCAAGCTGCTACTGAACTTGACGCCATGAATGACGCCATAGGCGAGTTCACCGCTGTCGTGGTGGACATGTTGGCAGTCCAGGAGATTAGTGAAATGGCTACGGCAGCTGCAACTCCCGACGAGGAAGCCGCTTTACAAGACTATGTCGCGGCAAACACAGACACGCTTACCATCGATCAAACGGACGCGGATGCATATAACCAGAGCGTGGACGACATTGAGACACATGCTAACGCGGCAGGAGCTTTTTTGGGCGTAGCTGCAAACGAAGACGCCGTCGCTTTTTTAGATCAGGGCGCAATGGATAACAACACTACGGTTGAATCTAACACTTTAAGCTACAGCGCATCTAACCAAGCAGTAAGTATCGCGTGGACTTCAGGTAACCCTGCTACTAGCGTGTACGTAAACGGCTCAGATGTGTTTAATATTAATCTTTATGTATCTAACGCTGACATTCTAACTGCTGGAGAGACAAGCGCCCTGTATTTAACTGGGCCAACTTACTTAGGCTACGAATGCTTTATGACACAAACGAACTGCGACGAGGATGGATCATGAGTTTAGCGGAAACAGAATTAACAATTGGCGGTACAAGCTTTAAAGGCGTATATATTGCAATACTTCTTAGCCTCGCAACAACGCTAGGTGGTGGTGTGTGGACAGCTAGCTCTTTGTACGGGCGACTGGAGTCTGTTGAATCCAGATATATACCCGACACTGCGCCAATGCAGGAGCAGATGATTGCGGATAAACAAGAACTTATGAGCGCGATTAAGTTAATCGAGGCAGAGCTAGACGCGAACGACGTGTCGCAGTTGCAAGGAAAGCTGAGTGCGCTGGGTGTAAATCTAACTACAATTGCTGACCAACAACAAAAATTACTGTTAATTGACGATAATGTTGAGGATCTTGAGAAAGCGATTGAAGCAATGAAAGGCACAGTAACTAAAGCTGAGCTTATTACTCAAAACGTCGCCAAGACCGATGCAACGTTGAAATCAATCAAGCGAGAAATTGAAGATCTTTGGGAAGGTATGGATTACCTCTCTAACCCGTTAAAATAGTTTGCATTATTATATTAGTGTTGCTAATATCATCTATACGTCCATCACAACGATATGTGGTCGGCCCGTAGCCGTTAAACCCGTAACCCCCGCCTGCATAAGGCGTAAAACCTGCCGAGGTCGCACCTCGTTAAATAGCGCTAGTTCGTTGCTCCACGATACGGAGATACGGATTAGCCGCTCCTAAAAAGTCGGCTGATAAGGCAGCGTGTGCTGCATAAAATTATTTGTCTATTATTAGGAGGCCATCATGGCTTTAACAAACTTCGGTACGCTTACGGGCGACCAACTTCAAACGTGGAGCCGCGACTTTTGGCGCGTAGCTCGTAATCAATCTTTCATCAATCAGTTTGCTGGTAGCGGTTCAAACGCTATGGTTCAGCGAGTAACTGAATTAACTAAAAGTCAAAAAGGCACCAAAGCTAACATCACTTTGCTTGCTGACATGACTGGCGACGGTATCACTGGTGACTTTACTCTCGAAGGCAATGAAGAAGCCTTACGCGCGTATGACATCAGCATTGAACTAGACCAACTACGATTTGCAAACAGAATCGCTGGCCGAATGACTGACCAGAAAACTGTAGTTAACTTCCGTGAGCAGTCACGTGACGCACTTGCTTATGCAATCGCTGATCGCTGCGACCAGTTGGCTTTCTTGACTTTGTCAGGTGTTGCTTACACTCACAAGAACAACGGCGCTTTGCGTACAGTAGTTGGCGGCGCAGTAAACGGCCAAGAACTTGTTGATCTTGAGTTTGCTTCTGACGTATCTGCTCCTACTGGCGATCGTCATCGTCGATGGGATGCCACTGACGGGTTGGTTGCTGGTAGCACTACTTCTGTTACTGCAGTTGATAAGCTTTCTTACAGCACTATCGTTGAGCTGAAAGCCTATGCTAAAGACAACTACATTCGTGGTATTCGTGGTGCTGGTAACCAAGAAACTTTCCACATGTTTGTTACTCCACAGCAAATGGCTAACTTGAAACTTGATGCGAACTTCCTTGCTAACGTCCGTAATGCGGGTGTGCGTGGAACTTCTAACAGCTTGTTCTCTGGTTCTTCTAGCTTGATGGTAGACGGTGTAATGATTCACGAGTTCCGACACGTGTTCAATACTTCTGGTGCTACTTCTGGTTCTTCTGGCAACGCTGGAGCAGCTGGATACAAGTGGGGCGCAGGCGCTAACATCAACGGAGCACGCGCTCTGTTCTGTGGTGCTCAAGCTCTTGCAATGGCTGACATTGGTTTACCTGAGATGGTTGAAGATACTTTCGACTACGGTAACCAGTCTGGTATTTCTGTAGGTAAGATCTTCGGCATGCGTAAGCCTAAGTACAACAGCGACATTAGTGGCTCTGTACAAGACTTCGGTGTTATCGCTCTCGATACAGCGTACTAAGAAACACCCCCTCTCTTCTTTTTGAGGAGAGGGGTTTTTTATTTAAAAAAGGGATTAATCATGAAGATTGTTAGCGATAAGCCATTACGAGTGGCAACTTTAAGTGGCGCAGTAGTGCTGTTTGAAGCGGGCATTACGCAGGAAATATCCGATGAAATCGGCCTTATAGCGATCCAGATGGGCGCTAAAGAATATAACAAAAAGTACGTAGAAGAAGGCGCAGCCGAAGAAGCTGTTTTTGAAGAAATAGAGACCTCAGAAGTCTCAAGTGTATTAGTCACTGTCCTTGAAAAGATGATGGACGAAGGTGACCCAAAGAATTTTAAAACCGATGGTTACCCCAAAGCTGCAGTTGTAAATAAAGCGATGGGAGAAACGATTGGTACTGATGAACGGGAAGCAGCCTGGGAATCAATCCTTAACTCATAGGTATATATCATGTCTGTAACAGTACAAAGCGTAGTCGATAGAGCACAAACAGTCCTACAAGATACGACGGGCGTCAGATGGCCCGTCGTTGCTGAACTCGTCTTGTGGGTTAATGATGCACAGCGGGAGGTAGCCTTGCTAAAGCCTGATGCCAGCGCTACAAACTCTACAATTACTTTGGTTACAGGCACAAAGCAGTCTATACCAACCGGCGGCAATCGGTTGCTAAAGGTAGTCAGAAACATGTCCGCCGCTAGCAATGGTACAGGTAAGCGAGCAGTTCGGGTCGTAGACCGTGAAGTTCTTGACGCACAAACCCCCGATTGGCACGATCCAACTGTCGCGGGCGACGCGGCGCATACGACTATCGTAAAGCATTACATTTACGACGAAGCTAACCCGCGTAATTTTTACGTGTACCCAGGAGTTGCCGGTAGCTCTTTCCTAGAGATTATCTTCTCGTCTAACCCTGTGTCTGTTGCACAAAATGGCACTCTTTCAATACCTGATATATACGCTAACGCTATTATGAACTACGTGTTGTATATGGCTTACATGAAAGATGCGGAGTACGCAGGTAACGCGCAGCGAGCT